ATTGATGGAAGCGTTTGCATTCATCACCGTGATTTGGCGAATGATGTATTGCGTACCACCCAGAATAGCAATGGTTGCTACCGCATTGCCAGTAGCAGCCAAAGACACGCCATAGACTTCGCCAACAGCGTATCGGCTAAATTTATCCGGGTAATTTGCGCCTACATGATTCGCTATCATGGTGACTCCTTATGTGTTGTAAGTACCAGTGGAGTCTTGACCGCCGTTGATGGTCACTAGAGTTGCGGTGGTGTTGGCGTTGACTGCTTTTGCAGCTACGTTAGTACCGTCCGAAACAAAGAAACCGCCAGTGTTGTTGGCAATCAAAGTACCCCATGCAGCGCCACTGTACATAACAACGCTAATGTTGGCTTGTGCATTCATCATATATGCACCAGCAACAATCACGGTTCCGTTGCCGGTCGTGACTGCTGCAACCGTAGTGGTTTGCAGATAAGCTGAAGCGGTGTTGGTTGTAGTATTCGCAACCAGAATTTTATTGAGTGCAAGTGCCATGGCTTTTTCTCCTTAGAGCGTGAGTGAGTTATAGCCGGTCACTTGGGTCATTGACTTGGGCTTGGTGTTTACCAATTCGGCAATCATCAAGACCGCGCCAACGTAACCAATCTGCCAGTTCGGGAGGGTGGACTCAAAACCCGTGAACACAAACGAACCTTGGTCGTGGATGTACAACGACAGGTAGTTGGTGTTGATTAGGTAGAGTTTACCTTCCGGGCAGTACGGATCGGGATAGATTGGAACGCCAGCAACCATCAGGGCGCGGAACGCAGCCTGGGGGCCGTTAGCATCGCTATCAAAGCCGCTGCCGGGGGTGATGACGTATTGCTCTTGACCCACATAATCCTGAGCCAGCAGAGTCCAAGTACCGAAGCCACACACGCCAAACGAGGGCATTTCTGCGCCGTTCTTGACCGTGCCGCTAATGTACTGAAGTACGTTTTGACGAGTCGGGTTGACCGAGCCGGCAGCGTACTGCTTGGACTGCCACCAGGTGTAGGCGGTACGGTCGATGTTGCCGTAGTTACCAGCAGCAGGGTTGCTATTTGAGATAGCACCAGGCAGACCGATAAACTGTTGCGTGTTCGTGGTGTTGTTGTACAGAGCCGTAGCCATTGCGTCCATCATTACGTTGGTCGCATCGTTCATACGGGCTTCGATCAACGGGATTACCGCATGATCTTGCTGCACAGCACCTTCCATTCCGAGGAACGGAACGGGCGCAATCATCAGCTTCAGGTTGAATTCAGCGTTGTACGCGCCTTGCTGAACGCTAGGCTGTGCAAACGAACCGCTGTAATCAGACCATTGAGCATTGACAAACTGCGCTCCCTGGACGGGAACGGTGACAGATGACACACCACCGGAAGCCTGCTGACTGTTTGCAATCAGTGCCGCCATGAGGGGAGTCGAGTTGTAAAGCTGGACAACCAGTTTCGGGATAAACGCACGCCGAGTGACATAAGTCAGTTCGGTGTACTGGGTAGAACCCGAAGCCGGAAGAATACCGCCGCCGATAGGCATGGTTCATCTCCGAATTAAAAATATCCCCTGATACTACTTAAATCCCGATGGGCCGCGAAGTTTTCCGCAACTCAGCGAGTGCTTTTGATGCTTCATTCCGTGCAGCATCCCTAGGATTTTTCCAATAACTGCCCAGATCAAACTTGGACATAGGATTAGGGTTGTAGCTAGATGGAGTGGGTTGAGCAGACTGCTTCATCCAACTCCAATATTCGGCTGCTGTTTTGTGGTCGGTCATGCCTTTTTCTAGCATAAGTTTTTCCACTTCAGCAACGTCCTCATCATTATTGACAAGACCATTCATCTTGAGCCTAGAACGGCGCTTCTCCAGTTCTTCCATGGCTTCCTTCTCTTGCCACTTGGAACGAAGTTCCTGATTTTCCCTACGCATCAATTCGATAGCATTATCGGTCTTGTCCTCAATATCCAATTCGGGGATGGTCATCTCCGGCTTGTGTCTTTTGGTCAGACGCAAAAATTCCTTGCGCGTTGCAGGATTCTCAGACAGTTGACGAGCCAGCAATGCCAGTTCGTCACGCGCTTCCATACTCAGGTCTTCAAGGCTCATCTTTTATCCCCTTTGATAGTTAGATGACTTTACGGCCAGTTTTAGCACTGGGCTGCTTTTCCAAAGTCATTTGGTTCTTGGAATACTTGCCAGGGCCAGTCAGACCGCCGGTTGCCGCATAGCGCGGCGGGTTAGTAATTTGACCGTTTTGCTGGTTCTGGTCAGTCGGACGGCGCGGCTGTGACGCAGCACGGGGTTTAAACAATTCCATGATTACTCCTTACATTGCTGGGGGTTGAGGTGCGCCACCGGGAGCCATTCCCGGTATAGCGGGTGCTTCTGCCATTGCCTTGCCTTCTGGCGTAGCACCACCAGCCTGGGGCAAGTTCTGAAGCATTTGCATGATTTCTGCATTCTGCAATTCTTTGGTCTTTTCTTTTTTACCGCCAAGCATACTTGACAGCGAACGCAAGACTTGCAGTGCCTTCATGCCTTCAGGCGATTCGGAGCCGAATGCCGGAAGTGCTTGTTCAATCAAGTCCATTGCCATAGAGAGGTTAATCATTGCCCCCTCTTTATTTCCCATCTTGGGTTCTGGCGTAGACATGGGTGCAGACATGGGCGGGGTTCCAGCGTCAGACATACTTCCCGCGTCCATGCCGAGTTCTGAACCGGGCATAGGGCCAGCAGCAGGCGAAGGCGCTCCGCGCTGTCCTCTAATCATTTCCATCAACTTATCTGACGGTACGCTCATGGTTAATCCCTAAGTTATCCGAATAGTGGCAAGCACTTACTAACTTGTCAAGCTAAAAAAATTGGGGGCTATATTTTCCCACCCGCCCCACAGGGGTAGACCCTTTCGGGAATTACTTGCGAGCCTTACGGCCTTTGCGAGCTTTACGCATGATTCACTCCTGACAGAGGAGGCGACCTATTTAAAAGGGAAGGAAGCCACACCCTTATCCCTTGCGAGGATTACTTACCGACGGGTCTTGCGGGTACGCTTCATTTTTCCGTACATGGTGTACTCCTAGATACTGCGGGTTGAGGAACGTCCATCAGGCCGGGGTGTAGTCCGGCTTCCATAGTTTTTAGCACCTTGTACACGATATTGCAAGGATGGCTCTTGCCTGCCCAGCGATTTCGTATCTACGCGAGGTTGGTCAGCTTTGGGTTGGGTATTGCCTGGGTTCATTCTCCACCTACCGCTTTCAGGTCTGGTTTGCCGCCTTTGCCCGGAGGCTGGGGAGGTTGTTGCGCCGCAGCAGCGGCCTGCTTTTCTTCCATACGCTTGAGTCGGTCTTTCAGTTCCTGCTTCATAGGCGGTTCTAGCAAGTCGAGCAAGGATTCCTTGTCGATAGCCTGGGCCTTGAACAGGTTGAATGCCAGCGCACGCAAGTCCTCGGTAAAGATCGGGCTGTTGCTATGTGCGTCTACCTTGACCGTAAAGTCTTTGGTAAATTGCTCGGCAACAAAGGGAACTTTCTCGGTATCTTTGAAGTGAGTATCATCGTATGCCTGCATTATTTTCAGGTATAGCGTAGCTACCTTTTCTAGCGCATCCTCAACAATGAGGGCGCGTTTCTTGGCGCGGCTGGAACCTAGACGGGCAAGCTGGCTGGCGTGTCCGGCAGACCGGACTCCCGATTCACCCTTGCCCTGCAAGACGTTACCAATGCCTGAGACTTCCTCAAACATCCTGTCTATCTGATTTAAAGATTCATACAGGTCTGATGGAATAGTAGGCGCTAACTTCTCTACCTTGGCATTAGGCATATCGGTAGACAACAGACCGCCAGCACGGTTCAGAGCAAAGTTCTTTTCGTCCAAGATACCGGAGAAGCCCATGAGTGCGGTCGGCGGTGCAACCTGCTTGGACAGCAAGTCTAGAATCTCGGTCATCCGGTTGTTCCGCATTTGCTGCAAGTAGATCAGACGCTGGCACTCGGACTGTCCCCAGAAATAATCGTACTGAGGATTAGGGCAAACTTGAATGAACGGCAGTTCGCCTTTTAGGAATACGGACTCACCTGGGCGGTCATAGATCACAATGTCTGGTGATGCTATGGTGACTACTTGGTAGTCCATTGTTTCATCGTTCCAGAGCCACAGTTCCTTCATTTCTACCGTGTCCTCGGCAACCTGAGACTTGTAACGGTTGAAGCCGTCCAATCCCATATTTACGTTACCCATCATGTTGGGATCGCTAGAGGACAGCACAATACGGTCTACGCCATTAGGCGTGTCGGTAATGGGCGGGTTGTAGCTGGCGGTAATACGATCAAGAATTTTCTCACGCTTGGGGTGGCTATACAGACGAGACAACAATTCAGACTTGGTAATGTAGTACGTCTGAACCATTGCCTCTTGCCGGTCAAGGTAAGGCGAGTCTTCGCGCAGCACTCCCATCGCTCCCGGCTCTACCATGTACGGGTGGATGCCGTTGTTGTAGATCAGCTTGATGAACGTCGAGTTGTAGCACAGTGACCAAGTGATTGCGGAACTGAATACTTGGTCGCAGTTGCTGTTGAGCCACTCATCGTTGAGCGCTTGCGTCAGCACTGGAATCTTGCGGTGCTCTTGCTCGGGGACAGACGCACCTAGGTTGATGCTAAAGCGCGTTGTCTCGGCTGAGTAGAGGAACGAAGTTAGCTGGTCAAGGTGCGGATAGATTTTATTGAAAATTGCAGGAGGGTCTTCAGGGCCGCAGCCAAACAAATAAAAGGAACGCAGACTTGCATAGTCTGGTCTACGTTCATCTCTAGACACCAGACACTTCTGGATAATCTCAAGATAGAACGACTCGCGCTCACTGGGTGGCTTAGGAATCCGCATTACTTCTTGACCCCGAGGTTTTCATGGTCTGCTATATAACTTGCGGCGCGTGGGCCTGTCAAGTTCCCCGCATCTTTGGGGTTCATGCCTACTGGCTCACCCTTGATGGATTGTACGGCCTTTCCTGACAGGATAGATTGCATATTCAACCCTTTCATCCCGCCACCCCAGATCGCTGAGTCCCCAGGACGGGCCTCTTTGACTGCTTGCGCCTCGGCAACCTCTGCGGGCACATCCGCATTCTGGCGCTTGTAGTAGCCAGCCTGACTGTCACCCTCTCGCGTGGACTTGATGTTGGTCATCTTGAAGTCCATGGCAAGCTGCTTGATAGTCTTGTCGCTGCCTTTGGTCTTGTCACTAAGCATACCGGGGGCTTGCAAGTGGACAATCATCACGCCTTCCTCGCATCCTTCCGGGCAAATAGCGGCATACGCTTCAAAGTAGCCATGCTCCGGGCATTTATAGTCATTAAGTATGCGTGCCATAGTTATCTCCTTAATTGTTCGTCTATATCAAGATTAGAGTAGTCAGCCTTGTTTTTAAGGCCAATTCTCAGCTTTATTTGCCCGTTTTGCACTTCCAAGCCCATAGAACGGGCCACTTTAGGCTTGGCTTCCTTACGGTATTGGACGAATCGGGTCTGGTCACGGTTCATCATTACTGCCACTTCCCCCCGCACCCAGGACTGATACCCCTTGCTAACCCGACGCTGGACGTACTCAGTGAGGGGTTCTTCCTCCTTGATAAACACCAAACGAAGGATTGCCACGGATACGCCGCACAATTCGGCAAACAAGGGAATGCTGATACCCCGATTCTTGTCTGTTAAGAACCGTTTTATGGTGCGTTTAAGTTCTAAACGGGGGATAGTTGGTTGCATGGCAAGGTTTTTTCCTTTTGCAAAACAAAGCAGTAGAAGGTTTCCTTCATGGTCTTTCCCTCTGCCTGCAAGTCAAACACAACTTGACGGTAATCCTTAAGGGCAAATCCTGCACGGGCAAACAAGTTGAACCACATCTTGTCACCTAGGATAGAGAAGTGGTTGGGGTTCCCCTCATGTACTCGGTCACAGTTGGGGGCTGGGACTTCGACGTACAAGAAGCTGCCCTCTTTGATAACTCGATTGAACTCTATCAGGGTGAACAGCGGGTAGGGGCTGTGTTCCAAGGCGTGTCTGCACCAGAGCAGGTCAATGGACGAATCAAGCGCCGACAAGTCAGAGAAATCTTCCTGCACGGCGGGAAAGCCTTTGGCCTCGCAAGCGTCACAATCTTCCGGGCTGTAGGTAACGCCACACAGTTTTAGAAAGCCACGCAGCATCATCTCCTGCATGAACGCACCCTGACCGCAACCAACGTCTAGGACGGCGGCGGTGTACTCCAGTTTCATGGCAGGGACAAATGTCTCAATGGCCTGCTTGATTAGCGGGGTATGAAAGTTGGGGGTATCGGGTTCCGAGTAGATCGTGTTGTAAACAAAATCTTGGTACTTTGTAAACTTATCTTGGTTCATTGGAAACCAATCCTTTTTAAGTAGTCACCTACGGTTCGCTGGCTAATGTCACCCACTGCGCCGTTGTCTTGCTTGGGTTCTAGTTTCTTAGAACGATCACGGGTATGGCGCATTTGGATAAGGCGGGGCTGAACCTGCTCGGCAAAGGCAGCGCAGGCCAGGGCCGAGGCGATTACCCGGTCATCCTTGTTCCTGCCGGAAGCCTCAATGCTTGCGCCGTCACGAATGATGGTTTTCATTTCCTCGATGGTGTCGATGGACTTGATCTCCATCATGCCGCGCTCAAAGTAGTCCTTCATGTAGGACAGCATCCGTTCTTTGGTCGCGCTAGTAGTCTGCCAGCCAATGCTGTTGCTGATGCCACCCATGCTGTCGTTTCTACGCCACAAGTAGTTGGTCATGTGCGAGAGGACATCCATCAAGTCACGGCCTCGCTGTCCTTCTAGCATGGACGCTTGCCTCTTAAGGTTTCTTAATTCATTTATGACCGCCTGCCCTGGCCCATTGATCTCAAGGTTGAGGGTGGAGTTCTTGTAAGCGCCGGCAATGTGAGCGATGGCCCAAGCGAACTGGTAGGTGTTCATCTCGCTGGTAGCAAACTCTAGGACGTGTTCTAGCCCGTCAGCGTAGACACGGTAG